TGGTAATCCTCGCGTAGTGTCCTGCGGGGATAAAGCCCATCGCACGCAGGATTGGCACAAGATGATCGCTCAGTTGCTGAGGATCAATCTTAGTCTCGAACCCAGTCTTCAAGCTCATTTTGGGTCTCCTGCTCTTGGAGGGCTGCTTTAGAGCGCCTTCTCCAAACGCGACTCGCACGAGCTTCGTCTTGTTTTCTTTTTTCTTCATTGTTTAATCGACGAGCTTTGCTACGTCGCTGCGATCTACTTATCGGGTGCTGCATAACCTAGAAGCTTGTCCAACCTTTTTAAGTGTTTGTCCAATAGCCCGTGGGTCTCAGACGTCTGGACGAAGTACCGCCCCACTGGCCACATATTAGGATTATCGTCGATGATCGCTACTTCAGAGATTGGACCTTCTTGAGCCAACAACCATTCGTGGATTTCCATACCACGAGAACGGTTAATTGGGGTAACCCCTTCCCAGAAGATACCTTCATCGTTAAGTATCTTCCTAGTCTTGGGGTAGAAGCGCCACGTAGAAGACAGAACGATGTTCAAGTCTTCCTTATCTTCCAACCATCTGCGGAACCTATTCACCAACGCTTGGTCCAGGTTGGTGTACATATGCCCGCCTTCATAGAAGACATCGCGAGTATTCATCTTATTCAGAACACCGTCGATGTCAAGGAATAGAACTTTCATAAGGGCCTCGGATTTGGGAGTTCAACAAGACCTAAACGGACTAATGAATGTAACGCCTCTTCCGGGGTAATATCATTTAACTCTAGTATTTCCTCCAGAGAATAAGTCTGAAGGACATTTTCAATTTCTTCCATTAACCAAACGTTGCAAGCACCGCGAGTGTAAGGAAAATGGTGAACACTGTGCCCAACACCATTCCTAGAGCGAGATTGAACTTGGCTCGGGAGTTGGATGCGGACGCGCTGACGTAATATTTGTCTTCGTCGATATACATAGTTCTTGAAACCATTCAGTGGGGATTGAGCCAACGGCGTATCTAAATCCAGCCTTTGTGGCCCATTTGATATCCTTCGCCTTATTGGCGTAGAACACAATTCTAATGTCTAGGTTGGGGTTCAGTTTCTTAACTGCGATCATCTTACGCTTATGTTCTGGTCGAAGGTAACCCTTCGTTTCGACATATATCTTTCCTGTTTCACCAACAATAATGAAATCAGGGATGTAATGACCAGCAATGACGTAAGGTATTTTCTCAGTCTCATAGCTGAACCTTACCTTCTTGCGTTTAAGTTGAAGCTCAATCTTCCGTTCGAACTTGTTCCGGGTTTTCTTCTTCTTCATTCCGGGTATTAAGTTTACCTGAACATTGAGCTTAAGTCAACTATTAGTGCGTCAGCGTATACAGGAGGAACGCTTTAGGCACGAAGCTCAGAGACGGGATCAGGGACAGGCCCAGGAGCCCGAGAGCAATCCAACCTGCAAGATAGACAACAGGGAGGATGCCGTAGTTCTTGAGAACGTCGAGGAACTCTTTCATATTAACCTCTAATGGAAAGTGACTAATTTACCATGTCTGTCTATTTCAGGTACGTCCGGTTGTCTTACAACGTGGGTGAGGAAGACTGGGCCGGAGGAGTACAGGAAACAGCGCAACCTGGGATTACAGAAATATTTGTAAGGTGAGTAGCTCCCTTTAACATCAAGTTTAAGATTGCCTGATTTCCCATCGGGGACAACTCCACACTCACAAGCCGGAGGTTCAGGGAGGGCAATAATGTCTTTATATAGTTTAATGCGGTCTCTAATTCGCTGTGGTCTGATGCGATGCTCATATAAGCACATGTGTCCTAATTGTTTGTCTACTGCCCAAAGATATGCTCTGTCCTTTACAGTGACCAAAGGGTCGTCAAGGCTGCCCACCAGATACCCGTCAAGTTGATCCAGGTAACCAAAGTAGTCAGTCTCCTTAAGGGAGCCGTCCTTGAACTTGCTAAAACTCCTGCTTGCCGCCGATTTGACATCAACAATGCAGCCGTCAATAACACAGTCACGATGCCCTTCAACACCATCAACTTCCAGTACATCCTGTTCTCCTGTGACTGTGTGTCCAGCAGATTTCGCTAACGAGATCGCAAGAGCTTCAATCGTGTGCCCGAACGAGAACTTAACGTGAGCGTGTGCAGGAAGCGTTTCAGCCGACTCTGGCGCGTGAATTGAGGCCCAGAGAGCTTTAGGGCATCGCGGTCCCATTTGTGAAAGGCGGAGCGACGGATTTTTCGTCCGTGTTGCGAATTGGCCCTGAAGACGTTGAGATATTTCATAGCCGAGGTTCCTTGCGATCTCGTCAGTGAACCACTCATCCTTGGACGTCAGCATCCGGTTGATATCCGGAATTAATGTTCTTATTTCCACTTATTACTTGAAGGACTGTTGAACGATCTGCATCGTTGCATGCAATGAGTTAATCCAAAGATAAGCCATTGCAGGACCGACACCTGGAGAAAGAAACAGCATGATCCAGAAAATCTGGCTCTTGCTCAATCCTTCGACCTTCTTCTTATCCTTCTTCTCCTTGTCTTTATCTTCCAAGTCTTTCTTCATCTTGGAGAGGGCTTCGATGCCTTCGACACACTGGCGAATTTGTTCTGCCAGAGTAGCCTGAGGCGGTTGCGGCGGCCAATACGGGGGACCAAGATATTGCATGGTAACCTCCTTTGGTTTCTTTTTATTGTTGTTTAGTCGGGGGCAGAAGATGCCCCCCTATTTAAGGCGGTTGCTGGGTTTGACCACAATCCCTTAAGGGCAACCTTTGAAAGATATTGTTGGTGAACATGTGCACCTCCATCTTTCAGTTGCGGGGGTATTCGGGGTATTCACGTCTCTACGTTGAGTTCCCTTTTCGGACAATGAGCGACACATGTTTCAGGGTTTCCCTCTATGTGAGCAGAGGGAGTTTCTCTCATTGTGTAGGTTCTTCCCACACTGCACAACCATCTGGCATCAAACGCGAGGTTGTATAGCCTAGCGGTCGTAGTCCTACTTCGACATGCACTCCGTAGTATTCTTTTGCTGACCTGAGGTCCGTTCAACGCTTCAGAGCGTGTCTCACGGCAAGAACGCTGTTCCAATGGCAGATACAAGAGCAGGACGTTAACCCTGCACGACTACTTGGCTTTTCACACCTTTCGTCATCCGCCCATGCACGGGCGTTGCCTACCAGTCCACTTCATCAGCCGACTGCTGTATACGACCTTGTCTAATAATCCAACATCCAATTTTCATCCTGGACCGAATTACCATCGGGGAGTCCATGCCGGAGGTTTCGAACCTCCCCCTAGGATGCTGTTGTTCGACAGTCAGGGGTTATGGGACAACTTAGGACTTATCGCTTATCAGGCGAGGCCCGGTCATCCAGTACCTTAGGTTTTACAGCTCGGTGACTTTATTTCGGCCATCTTGTAACCATTGGCGTATGGCCAAATTCTTGTTGCAGCAATTTACCGTACTTTCACCCATGACGGGACGTTAACCCGTTTCCGTCTCTGTATGTCTCAGGAACGCTGGCTGGGCAACGCTGCCACATCGCAGCTAATGAGACTTCATATCGACGGTACGTTTTCGGCTAGGCTACTGCCCGAAGTCCGGTAGACCACCGGCACGAGGGGTTTTACTGCGCGGTCAACTGTCGCTCCTTCATTCCCTTTACTGCCAAGACGTATGAACGTATCCGGAATCGAACCGGCTATAGGAAGATGGTAGAGCCTCGTCACGCTGCTGTGTTTGCCTGTTTCACCAGCTTGGTGGGACTCGAACCCACAACTATCCTGCGTAGTCACAGCGTGTATTCAGCCCTTGATCTAGCCTCACACCAGCACCTGGGGAAGCATCGAATACAGGGACTTAGCAGAGGATCGTATTTACGATACGACGGTAGCTTTGTTTCCCTACCTTGCGCCTCTATACAGGATGTTAGCTACAGTGGCGGAGAGCCACCGACTTACCGGGGGATTATGCAGTCACCTGCATCCCTTTGCTGGACGCGCATCTGTGATTTCTTCCTGCCCTTTCTAGGATACTCAGGCTAAGTGAGGCTTACGACTGGGTTCCAGAGATATCAAGGTCAACGGCTTTGGGGGCCTCGGTGATTGTCCCTGACGCAGCAGCTCAGTAGGGATTGCACCTACATTACAACACAGACGATGACGTTAGCTACTTTGTTTCCTTCACACTGGCATAGCTCCCTTTCGTGGCCTAGACGTGGAAGGTCCGTTCCAGTCCCCTAGACTGGCGGCTTTCCGGAGTTAACTCTCCGTAGGGTCCGGGTAAGTCCTTCTTCCTCCAGAGTACCGGGAGTAGCACCCGTAGGTGGTTCGCTCTCAGTCGGTTCTCTTTGTCGTTGCTTTTAGCCTCCACGCAACCCCACCGTAGGAGGTATTGGTGAGAAAAGCGGGCTCTATCCCACCCGCACGATATGGACTCGTGGGTTCAGTGGGCGATCTTGGTGCATCGCGACCCGGCCCCTTTGTCAAGAGCCGCCCATGCACTCTAGTTCGTTCGGACGAACCAGCTTGCGCGCAGCGTTAGCCGCCGCAGTCTGATCAGAATTTCGGTTTAGGCTGCTCGATCAGCCCATCAACCATTTTTGCTTCTTGTTCTGTAAACTCTGATCTTCCCTCATATGGCACGAGGTTATCAATCCTCGTGGACTCCCACCGCATAGCCCTAGCTTGACCACCACCTGGGGTAGGGTGTTGGTACACCATACACTTGGTCGTGATGTCAGAGCCATTACCAACGGTGGTATCTCTCAACGGTGGGTTACTGCCATCTGGCAATGTAGTTGCACCATCAAGAACCTCTGGCGGCTGGAACCCAACCACCTTGCCCTTCATGATCTTTTGGGTAGGACGCCGAAGGGACATGTAGTATCCATCTTCGTCTTTCTTCAAGACGTTCTTGATACCGCTAACTCCACCTTTCGTAAGCTGAAGCTCACGGATCAAATCAACGGATGCGTCGTCAAGGTAAATGTCGTGTTTCCAATTGCCCCACTCGTCTGGACGGGTGTGACGAAACCACTTAGCCTTGCCTTTCAAATAAACATATTCTGATCTTGCCATTATAAACTAATCAAACCTCTTTTACGTTGATGATCTCAATGTTGTCGTATTCAGGGTACGTCATCCGAATACGTTTGACTGCCAAGTCTTTGGCGTCCTCTTCATCCAGATCAACATCGTAATCAGGGTCTTCGAACTCCTCGGAAACGTACATCGTAGCAGTAAATTCAATCAAATGCATTTAATTAACCTCAGTGCGTTTGGTACCAATTAACTCCAATAGTATAATCATGATGGTCATCATTATAATAACTACCGGCAAGTGGACACTTCAATCCCAATTCTTCGCCTGCCCACTTAAGGGCATTGGCTTGTATCTCTGCGACACGGATTGCAATCTTCATGTCGTTCGGGACTTCAGTCTGCCACTCATCATGAACCATATTAACAAATAGAATTGGGTGTTCTTTACGAAACTCAATGATCTCAGGATCAGCNTTCCACTTTAACGCCGCCTTCTTCATTACAATTGCTTCACCATTTTGCAGATAACCTGACATTGCCAAATGTCTTCGAGCACCTTCCGTGTCGCCAGGGATAAGGACCCGTCTGCCGTCCAACCCAATGAAATAGCCACGCTTCGCATCCGCCGGTATAACTGATGACTTGAGGGCGGCAAATCCTGTGTACCTTTCCAAAAGACGATCAAGAGCGTCCTTCGTTGTGGCTTCATTTGCATCAAGAACTTCAGCAAGCTTGCCCATTCCAGCGCCCAATAAAAGGGCGTAGATGAATCTTTTTGCAGCTTGTCTACTCTTACAAACATCGCCCAACACCCTCGCATTAAGTGAATGCGGATCGGTTTTGTCTGCCTTGCTGCCATGTACGAGCGCATAGGTGAACTCCGGGTCGTTGATGTAATGCGCGAAGATACGAAGCTGAATTCCCTCGGCGTCAACCCCAACGAGCAACCTGTTCTTAGGTGCACCCCAGAGTTGACGCAGTTCCTTACCCAGCAGCTTAACCGAGCCATCCTCTCGAAACTCTGAAGGGATGTTAGCTGTGTTGGGATTTTGATGGGCCATCCGATGAGTCCACGCACCAATTCCGTAGAACTTGCCGTGGATACGACTGTCGGGACCAACCAAGCCAAGCCATTCGGTGAGGGAACGTCTGCGGGCTTCCAAGAGGATACGCTTGGCTAGGAGCCTAGCAGGGGCGGGAGCTTTGGGGGGAAGCGTAGAGAGGTTATTTTCGTTTACTTTCCAGCCGGTTGTTTTCAACCTCTCAAGCTTACCCACAAGTATAGCTAACTGAGCGTCACTGTCAAGTGTTCTGTGTCTTATTCGTTGACGTTTCAGCCGCTGTAACTCTCTCTCAGCCTCGATGTGAGTTTTGGTCTTATCCGTAGGAGACCAACCGGACTCATTCAAGACTTCGATAATCTGTTTATGAGACGAAGGATTGAATTCCTCAAGCCTTGTGTGCTTGTAGGTCTGTCCAACCTCATAGTCTGCGATCTTATCCCACAGGCTTCTAGGAACACTGGTCTTCGATATCGTACCGTGTTTAGTTGCCTTTGGAGTGAACTCTCGGATCAACACCTCTCTAGGAGGAAAGGCTTCCAGTATCTTCCCGTCTAAGGGAGCCAGCTCAGTCTCTACCTTAGCCAGAAGCTTTTCAGCACGTCCAGTATTAAAATGAAAGCCGTTATTGTGAAGATCGTTAACAAGAAGTTGGAAAGCTTGTTCCAACTGGATTGCAGGACCCCAAGAGTGATCATGCACCACGCGATGATACAGAGTAAATATCCGATGGCAGATGTCGACATCCCTAACACAGTAGTCCTCCATTTCCTTAGAGTATTTAGAGAAGTCGCTGAATGTGCCCTTCTCAAAACCAAACTCTAACCCGTACTGTTCGATAGAGTGAGCTTCTCTGGAATAGTTGACCAGCTTAGAGATTACGAGAGTGTCGCAAGAGTGATCAGCAACATCTTTGACTTCAAGACCAACCAAGGCATTAAGGACAGGATAATCATACCCCAGCCAATTATGCCCGATCCAATAAGAAACACCCTTAGCGAACTCAAGAAACTTTTGTTTCTCTTCTTCATTCGAAGTTAAATTCCTAAATATATAATATACACCAGTGGCTATATCCTTGCAGACCACCACCCATACCTGGGTAATGTTCTCAAGACCATCGGCTTCTATGTCACAAACTACTTTCAAATCAAACTCTAATCAACGTCTCTTGTCTCGGCTTGTTCCAAAACCTTAATTGAAGCGGGCCTGCGCCACACCAGTATTCGTCCCAAACCCAATTATAGAATGTTTGTCTTCGCTTCTGCCACCACGGCCAATGCCATTTAGCACACCACTGCCAATCAATTAACTTCACACTAAATCCTCAACTTCTAATTTACGAAGATTGTAAGCCTCGATGTCCGGGTAATACCAGACAGCATCTGCGTTATCAAGCAAATGCATCCCAACGTTCTTCATCAATGGATATTTCTTATCCAGGTCAAAGACCATGAAGTTAGGCCATTGAGCGATAAGTTCTGCAGAAGGAATTAGTTTCTCAATTACCTCAATCTTATCGTCTTTAGACGAATTAACATAATTCCAATTGAATTCATCGTACAGCATAGCTGTATAAACTGTTCCCATATAAATCTCCTAATGAAACGAATAGGACCAGAGGGGCCGGGTAAAACCCAGTATTCCCTCTGGCCCCGCCGCATGTGATAGGGTTTACCACATTCTATGCAGCCATTGCAAGCGGTTTCCACCGCTTCTTGTACAAACCAACCTTGTCGTCCATACCGG